TCAAGCAGAGACTATGTTCTATGGTAATCCCGGAACAGATCCTAAGAAGTTTTTAGGTTTAGCACCAAGATATGGTGATTTATCTGCTGATAACGCTGTAAACATTCTTGATGCAGGTGGATCAGGTTCTGATAATGCTTCTGTATATCTAGTTGTTTGGGGTGACCAAACTGTATATTGCCCTTTTCCTAAAGGATCTAAAGCAGGTTTGACACACGAAGATCTAGGTGAGCAAACTGTATACAACAGTGATGGCACAAGACTACAAGCTTTTGCTACACGTTATCAGTGGAAAAATGGTCTTGTTGTTAAAGATTGGAGATACGTTGTTCGTATTTGCAACATCGACATTTCTGACCTCCTTGGCAGTGCTAATACACAAACTGCTGCTGCATCAACCAACTTAGTCAAACTAATGGCTAGAGCATTGTACAGAATACCAAACATGGCAATGGGTAGAGCAGCTTTCTATATGAACAGAACAGTTCATTCTGGAATGTCTATTGCAGCACTTGATAAATCACAAAACGTCTTGTCAATACAAGAAGGTTTATCACAGTTTGGATCAGCACAAAGCTACTTATCATTCTTAGGCGTACCTCTAAGAAGAGTGGATGCGTTGATTAACAGCGAAGCTCGTGTTGTTTAATTAATTTATTAACAAAGGAGATTAAAAATGATTACTGATTCATTACTCAGAGTAAGTGAAGATCAAGCACTTACAACAACTGCTGTATCTACTAACACTGTAGATCTAGGAACTGCTAGAGACATAGGTGAAGGTACTGCATTGTATATGAACTTTGCTGTTACTACTGCATTAGCAAATGGTACAAGCGTAAAGTTTGAAGTTATTACTAGCGCAAATGCTGACTTGTCTAGTCCTACTGTTATTGGTAGCAGCGATGCAATCCTTACAGCAGCACTAACATTAGGCAAAAACGTAGTAGTACGTTTTAACCCAGATATTGCTGGCAAAGGCCAGAGATATATTGGTGCTAGATACACAATTGCTGGTACTTTTAACGCTGGTAAAGTTACTGCTGATATAGTAGAAACAATCGGTGACGGTAGAAAGTTCTATGCTTCTGGTTTTACCGTAGCTTAATAAGGAGAATCTATGCCTATTTACAAAGCTAAAGTCAAGTGTTTCGTTGGTCAATCCATGCGAGAAGTTGATGAAGAGTTTGAATACAATGGAGAGTTCAATAGTAATATTGAATTAGTTGGTGGAACTGAACCTGATCTACCTGTGGCGTCAAACACAACCGTACCGTCAGAAAATGTTCAGCCAACTACTCAATCAATTGATTATTTATCAATGACTAAAGCAGAACTTGAAATTTATGGTCGTTCTATTGGTATTGAACTTGATAGAAGACAAACTAAAGAAACTCTTATTAGTCAACTTGAAGCAGCTAGTAAATAGGTATTAGTTTCTTATTTGCATACTGGGGGCTAGTAGATTACTGCTAACCTCCTCTTTTTTTTAGGAGATGACATGGCAACTGAAGTAGATATTTGCAACCTTGCCCTAGCAAATTTGGGTGATGATGCAACAATAGCTACGCTATCCCCACCAGAAGGATCAGCACAAGCAGAAAAAGCTGCAAGGTTTTATCCAATTGCAAGAAACAGTTTGTTAGCAATGCATACATGGAGTTTTGCATCTAAACGAGGTAGTTTAGCATTAACAACTAATACCTTAGATCAATGGGATTATGCATATGCAACACCTGCTGACATGATGTCTGCTGTTGCAATAATATCTCCTACAGCACAAAACGATTACGCTACAAGAATGTCTGCTGGCGATACACCCGGTGGTATAACATCAAATTATGCGCCAACAATAGTAGCCGGACAATATACACCACAACAATTTGCGATAGAAGGATCATATATTTATACAAACCAAGAAAACGCAATGTTAAGGTATCAAGCTTTTATTACTGATCCATCTTTGTTTCCACCTTTATTTGTTAATACATTATCTTGGCATTTAGCATCAATGCTTGCAGGGCCAATAATTAAAGGTGATCAAGGTATGGCAGAAGCAAAACGTTGTATAGAAATGATGCAAGGGTATTTAGCAAGTGCAAAGCAAGCAGACAATTTACAAAGAGATATTACGATAGAACATATTGTACCTTGGACATCTGGGAGGTAGGCAATGCCAACTACACGCACATTTTCAAAAGCATTTTCAGCAGGTGAATTATCACCAGAAATGTTTGGGCGTATAGATGATGCAAAGTATCAACAAGGCGCAGCAACAATGCGTAATTTTATTTCTAAACCACAAGGGCCAGCAGAAAACAGGCCGGGATTTGCATTTGTTAGAGAAGTAAAAGACAGTACAAAAGCTACAAGATTGTTGTCTTTTACATTTAATACCGTACAAACTATGGTTATTGAAATGGGTAATGAATATTTTAGATTTCATACACAAGGACAAACTTTATTTTATAGCGATGGTGCAGCATGGAATAGTGGTACAAACTATGCAGTAGGCGATATAGCAAAATATAACAACGTAAATTACTATGCTAAAACAGCGCATTCTAATAGCCAGCCACCTAATGCTACAAATTGGTATGCAATGCCTACAAATCCAAACATATACGAGATACCATCACCATATTTAGAAGCAGAATTATTTGATTTACATTATGTACAATCTGCTGATGTTGTGACATTAGTACATCCTAATCACGCCCCAAGAGAATTAAGAAGATTAGGTGCAACTAAATGGGAGGTTTTGGTAATTAATTTTGGTAGTCCAATTTCAGCACCCGGAGGAGTAAGTGTTACTGCTTATATACCTTCATCTTCTAGTACAAATACAGATACTTTTTTTACTCATAATTATGTTGTTACTGCTATTGCAACAAATTTAGTAGATGAAAGCGCACAATCAAGTGCTGCTTCTGTTGCCAATAATATTTTTGTAAGTGGAGCAAAAAATACAATTTCTTGGAACGCAGTTACTGGTGCAAGTAGATATAGAGTTTATAAAGATCAAGGTGGTATATTTGGTTTTATTGGAGAAACTACTTCTACAAGTATTATTGATAATAATATTGCACCTGATTTTACTGTAACGCCACCAATATACGAAAATGATTTTGTAGGTACTGGTAATTATCCCGGTGCTGTATCTTATTTTGAGCAACGCAGAGTGTTTGCAGGGCCAAATAATTTTCCACAAAGTATATGGATGACTAAATCAGGTACTGAAAGTAATATGTCTTTTGGTTTACCTATACGAGATGATGACCGTATTGAGTTTAGAGTTGCTGCTCGTGAAGCAAATACTATAAGACATATTGTTCCGTTAACACAATTGCTATTATTAACAGGATCAGCAGAATGGCGTGTAACTTCTGTTAATAGTGACGCTATAACACCAACATCTATATCAGTAAAACCACAATCATATGTAGGTTCTAATAATGCTCAACCAGTAATTGTTAATAACAGCATGGTTTATGCAGCATCTCGTGGCGGTCATGTTAGAGAGCTAGGTTATAACTGGCAAGCAAATGGTTTTATTACAGGAGATTTGTCATTAAGAGCAGCGCATTTATTTGACCATTTTGAAATTAAAGATATGGGTATGGCAAAAGCACCATTGCCTGTAGTTTGGTTTATTAATGATCAAGGTAAATTGTTAGGTCTTACATATGTACCAGAACAAGCAATAGGTGCATGGCATCAACATGATACTGATGGTTTGTTTGAAAGTGTTGCAGTAGTTGCAGAAGGTGCTGATGACGTTGTTTATTGCGTTATAAAAAGAACTATTAATGGCGCAGTAAAAAGATATGTAGAACGTATGGGAACAAGAATATATGCTACGCAACGTGATAGTTTTTTTGTTGATTGTGGTGCAACATACAATGGTACAAATACAGATACAAATCAAACAGTAACAATATCTGGAGGTACAAATTACACAAGAGGTGAAAGCGTTACAGTAACCACTAACTACAATTTATTTAATGCACCACCTAGTGTTGATGATAAAGATGATGCAATAGTTATAGTTGATGGCACTAATTTATATCGTTTAACTATACTTGCTACATCAAGTCAAACAGTAGCAACCGCAAAATTAGATAAAGATTTACCTGCATCTTTGCGTAATACAGGATTAACTTCTTATGAAGTTGCAAGAAATTCTATATCAGGTTTAGATCATATAGAAGGAAAAACTGTAAGTATATTGGCAGATGGTTCAGTTCACCCACAAAGAGTAGTTAGCAGTGGTGCTATAACGTTAGAACGTGCAGCTAGTGTAGTTCATATAGGTTTAGAATATAACAGTGATTTGCAAAGCTTACCTATGGCATTACAAGTAGAAGCTTTTGGTCAAGGTCGTGTTAAAAATTTAAATCATGTTTGGATAAGAGTATTAGAATCTTCTGGTATTTTTGCTGGCCCATCTTCTGACAAATTAATAGAAGCAAAACAACGTACAACAGAGCCATATGGCACGCCACCAAGTTTAAAAACACAAGATATAAAAATTATGTTAACTCCTAGTTGGCAAGATAATGGTCAATTATTTGTACGACAAACTGATCCATTACCATTAACAGTTGTAGGTATGACATTAGAAGTAGCTGTTGGTGGATAGTGTAACCGTAAGCAAGAAACCTATATGTATATTATTAAAATAGGTACTTTGTTGAACTAATGGCAACAGGTTGGTCAGCTTTAGGATTAGGAGATAAATTAGGTCTTGGATTAGGTATCACAAGCACACTTACTGGCATGATTGCTAATAAATCTGCTGCTAATACTGAAAAATATAAATTAAAAAGTCAGGCGTTAAATTTTGAGCATCAGCGTGACATGGCGAAGCTCAACAAACGTATGTTAGAAAGTCAAGCGCAACATATAGCAAGAGCATATAACAAACGATTGCAAATACAAACTCTTAAATATGGTCAAAAAATTTCTAGTTCTAGAGCATCGTTTGCTTCAAGGGGTATACAGATGGGTGTTGGAAGTACTGCAAATGTTTTTGCCAGTGCTGAATTAATGAAAGAAATAGATAGGTTAACTTTAAACACAAATAAAGTAAGAGCTATGAATGCACAAAGAACTCGTGCAGTTGGCATTGGTATACAAGGAGATATGCTTGGTGTATCAGCTAACAATATGTTTAGTACTGCTTCGTCTATTAGTCCGTTTATGAATATGACTAGTACGTTGTTAACAGGCGCAACCAACATCGTTGGTAATTTACCAGAAAATTTCTTTAAATAATTATGGCAACAGTACCTTTAACACCACAAGAAGGATTAGAAATTGGCTCTGCTCCACAATTTAGTAGTGGCAGAATAGAACCTATACAAGATACCGTTACTGATGATTTACAAAATTTTGCTAAAGCACAACAAGATGTATCTGCAATTGCTTTTAAATTACAAGATGAATTTAATGATGCTGAATCAAAAAAATTATATAACGAATTTTACAGCGAACTAGAAGCAAGTACTAATAATTATTTAACTACTAAAGGTTTTGATGCTGTAAAAACAACTAATAAAGAACAAGGTATTTCTGCTTTTGATGAAGTTAATAACAGTAATAATCAGTTATTAGCTAAGTATGCAGAATTAGCAAGCAATGGCGAAAGTAAATATTTGTTTGAAAATATGGCATCGGTTTCTTTAAATTCTGCGACTAATAAAATGACGCAGCACTCTATAAAGCAACAACGTTTGGCACACGAAAACGAAGTAAAAGCTGGTCTTGAGAATTTAAAAAACGAAACAAAAAATAATTATGCAAGTTGGAATGATCCTAGTGGGCCATTTCAATTGCATTATGCTGGTGGGTTAGAAAAATTAAAAGAGCAAGCAATATTAAAAGGTTGGAATATAGATCCTAATGCCATAGATGCAAACGGAGACAAAATACCAATTAGTGAACAATATATAAAATCAATAAGAGAATATAACGATGACATATATAAAGACCTTATAGACAAACTTGATGAAGATGCAGAGTGGGGTGAAATAGAAAAATTATTTAAAAAATTAAATCCAATATTAAACCCTAAAGATGCCAACAAATTACAAGCAAAAGTAGAAAAAGATCATATGGAACATAACCAAGGCGTTATTAATGACACACTTATTGCTAATAATAGTAATCAAAACAACGGAAAATTTTTAGATCAAGCTAATACAGTATTTTCTTTAAGTAGCAACAACACTACATCTAATGGTATTGGTGGATCAGTAAAGGATGGTTTTAATAGTAATGATGAAGCTATTGACATAACTGGTAGTCAAAGAAATGAAAGAATAGAACTATTACAACAAATTGTAAGTACGTCTGGTATTTACAAAAAAATGATACCGCAACACCAATCGACCCATGTGTTTGCAATACAAAAATTAGGTGTAAGTAAAGCAGACTCGTTATATAGAAAAGCAGAACGAGAATACGAATTACCTGAGTTTAAAAATACATTTCCAAACAATAAAGCAGGTCGTAGAAAATATAAAGTAGCTAAGAAAAAATTTGAAGAAGAATTTTTAAAAAATCCAGACAATGAAAAAATAATAAAAGCAGCAATCTTAGATAAATACAATGAATTTGTTCTTGATGCAACAGGTGATAAATATAATAAATTTTATGGTGCGACAAAAACTATATTTCCAAACCCACCAAAAAGAAGTGATTTTGGAACTGGTAGGACAGGAGGTGCAGCATACAGTAAAGCTGTAAAAGAATTTTATCAAAATCCAGATAATGCAATAAAACAAAATCCCGGTGTTCGTACTGAAGATTTAGAATTTTTTACTGGTGAAAAAAGATTTGGAGGAAGAACTGGTCAAAAAGATTTTGACAAAACAAAAGCAGATAAAGCAGAAATATATCAAAATAAAGTTGCTAATGATTTAGAAGTTTTAAAGAAAAATGTTGATTATGATTATAACCCAGACACAGACGAAACAATAATAGTTGATGAAGTTACAGGTTTACAGCCAAAAGAAAAGTTAGTAGAAAAACTTAAAGATACAGTTATAGATGAGGAAGAATTAGATTATGCGTTAAAAGATTTAGATATTAAATACAGTAAAATAGAAAACAAAACAAAAGCTATATATAATCAAGCGTTTAATAATGCAAAAGAAATAGCATTTGCAGAACCGGGAGGATGGCAAAATTTAATTGCCAATAATATTAGTATTGATAATTTTACTGAACAAGATCAGGAAATATTAAAAAATGGACAGCCAGTAGAATCAGATGTAGATACAGAATTTGAATTAAAAAGTAATCCAGCAGAAGTTGCAACTAATTTAGAATCTCATAGCCACAAATTAAGTAATGGACAATATCTTGAATTAAAACGATATGCAGATTCTTTAAGAAGTGAAGATTCTGTAGTAGAAGCAACAGGTAATGTCACTATGTTAAAAGCTACATTAGACAGATATGACATGGGTGATTTATATACGTCTAAAAATAAAGAAAAGAAAAAAAGATATATTGCTATAAATGACGCATGGCTAAAAGAAATTAATGCACGACAAATAGCAAAAGGCAACGTAAAATTAACTATGGGTGAAAAACAAGCTGCATTAAACGATGTATTATTAGACAATGTAAATGTTGATAATGATCCGTTTTTAGGGTTTATTGGTGGTGGCGATACCAAGGATACAAATATATTCTTTGTTGATCAAGATCAATTACAAGATGTTTATGTAGACGTACCTTATAACAATGAAAACATAAGAGTATTTACAAGTAAAATTGATCCACAAGTATTAGCGTTAATTACAGAATCTTTACGCAAAGCAAATAAACCTGTAACGCAAAAAAATATTGCAGATTATTTTGTACGCAAAGGTCAACCTAAAAATGTAAATGAAGCATTTGCATATAGGGAGGAACAGTAATGTCTACAAATCCATTTGATGATTTAAATTCTTTAGCACCAAGTCAAAATTATAGTCAACAAAATCCATTTGATGATTTATATGAACAAGAAAATAAAGAACGTGAAAAAAAATTAAAACAAATTTTAAATACAGTTTCTTCTTTAAATCCAGATAATACTGGTGAAGCACAAAAATTAGCAGAGCGTTTAAATTTACCACCCGGAGTTGCATTAAATAGTGATACAACTCTAGAAATTTTAAGAGAAAGAAATAAACGAGAAAATATATATCGTTTGGATTTAGCACAAACAAATCCAATATTAATGCGTCATTTAACTGATCCTAATTTTGCAGCAATAGCACAAGACAATGTAGAGCGATTAGGTCTTATAGAAGGTGCATTTACTGGTATACAAAATTTTCCTGAGAATGCTAGGCAAGGATGGGAAAAAGGTAGGTTACAAGCTGAACAGGGTAAGCTAGGTTTTCAAAAATCGTTAAATGTAGATTTAGGAAAATCTAATGAAATAATAGATCAACGTATAGAAGAAATAGGTGTAAGGCTAGAAGAATTAGAAAGTGATGGATCTGGGCTATGGGAAAACACTTTTACTATAGGTGGTCAATGGTCTAAGACCATGCAAGAAGCAGTAAAATTTGGTGTGGCTGGTGGAGCAACAGGTGGAACATTAGGATTATTTGGTGGCCCATTTGCACCTATTACTGTTAAAGGTGGCATTATTACTGGATTTATATGGGGATTAACCACTGGTTCGGCAAAAGAAGGTTCGATGATAGAAGCAGGTCATCAATATAATGCTCTTATTGATATGGGTATTTCTCATGACGTAGCAAGAAATGTTGGTATAGCAGTTGGTCTTGTTAATGGTGGATTAGAATTTGTAGGTTTAAGTACAGTAACAGCACCAATAAAAAGTTTACTAATAAGAGAGACTATGCAAGAAGTTAACAAGTCTCTAATAAAACCTACTATGGTACAAGTTTTACGCAAAACTGGTACTGAAGCTTTTCGTAGTTGGGCCACAGAAGTAGGTACTGAACAATTGCAAGAATTGGTAAATATTGCAGGTGAAGATTTTGCTAATTATTTTGAAGAAGGTGAATTTGAAAGTAAATTATTAACAGCAGAAGGTAGAACAGAAATATCACAAAGACTTGCTGCTGTATTTGAAATGGTTGCTACTGGTATGTTGCCACTTGCTGGTATTAGTGCAGGGCCTAGTTTTATAACTAATACAAGTAAAGCAAAGAAAGCAACAAAAGATGCTGCATTTATTGATTCATTATCTACTTTATCTACTACAGATAAAACAAAAATTAGAAACCCAAATGCTTTTGAAACTTATGTACAGAATGTAGCTAGTGACAAAGACGTACCAAACATTTTTATAGACGCAGAAATATTAAATCAACAGCTAAGAAGCAATGGTATAACTATGGAACAGTTGGAGTTGTTTTCTCCGCAAATAGCAAATGATTTAAAAGAAATAAATGCAACAGGTGGACAAGGAGATATTGCAGTACCAACAGGAACATATGCTGCAAAAATTGCTGGCACACAATTAGGTATTGCATTGCAACCACATATGCGTGTAACACAAGACAGCATGAGTGCAACAGAAGCTGGCCAGTTTGCAAATGAAAGAGAAACACTTAGAGAAGAAGCAGAACAAATATTAAACCAACAAAAAGAATTGGCAGATGAAATAAGAAAAGACGCAAATAAAATACAAACAAATATAAATGATCAGTTAAAAGCTACTGGTGTTTATACTCCTAACCAAACTAAATTTTTATCTTATTTTGTCAGGGATTTTGTAGTTACTCAGGCAAACCAACTAAACATAAAACCAAGTGAATTTTTTGATAAATATTTTTACAAAATAACTACTGACGATAAATTTAACGTATCGCCAGAACAACAACTATTTAACCAAGATGGTTCAGTAAAGCTAGACACACCTGAGTTTAAAAAGTTTTTTGGTAAATCAGTTTTAAAAAATGCTGACGGCACACCACAAGTTGTTTACCACGGCACTACAGACAGCATTAGTGAATTTAAATTAGATCATCCAAAAAGATTAGATAGTGGTTGGTTAGGTACTGGAGTTTATGTAACTGATAATATTCTGCTAGCCCAAGAATATACAAAATTAAAAAAATTAAGAATTAAAGATGGCCGTTTACCTGCTGGCCCAACAGATCCAATTATTATGCCTTTGTATGTACGTTTAGAAAATCCATACAATGCAACTTTAGACGATAAAGAATTAGTAAGGTCAGGACAGGTAACGGCAGAACAATTTAGAGACAACCTTATTGCAAAAGGACATGACGGTGCAATTATGCCCGGTGAAATGAGAGATGTTAGAGAAATAGTTGTATTTGATCCTAAAGCAGTTAAATCAACTTTTAATAGCGGTACATGGGATACAGAGATAGCAAACATATATAAACAACAAACACAGGAAATATTGGCACAAAGAGGTAAGCAAAAAAAAGGCAAGCCAGTACCACAAGCTGTATATCAAATAGCACGAATTGTAGAAAATTTTGATTTTGCAGCTAGTAAACCATTTGCAACTAACCGGGATTTTAAATTAGAAATACAAGAACGTGTTAATAATGAAGCTAAAAAAGGTAAAGTAGATCTTTCAGATTCTTCTGTAGAAACAGAAAAATATTTAGTACAGACATTATTAGCAGATGCACAATACGCACTAGTAGAAAACCCAAACGCAATAGGTTGGTATAACGAAAAAGTCACAAAAGCTAAAAGGTTATTAGCAAAGGTACATCCAGAATTAACTACTGACGCAGCATCAAATTTTGCTTTTACTTGGGCATTGGCAACTACATCTAACGGTATAGATGTAAATACAAATTTTGACCTTGCAGAAGATGTATACAGTTACTGGAAACAAAATGGTAAATTTCCAACGCCTTATGGGCAGGGCAAAGCAGGTCGTGCAATGTCTAAAAGTTTTAAATTAATTAATGAATTAATTGAAAAAAACGGTATAGAAGATGTAGAAAAATTTATGAGTACAACACATACAGTTAAAGAAGTAGAAACATATACAGGTGTTTCAATTAAAGAATTTGGTAAAAGTGAAATAGTATATGGTGCTGCTGTTATTGGCCCTAAAATAGGTAATGGTTTTTTTGCAAATTTATACGGTAACTATGAACAATTAACTTTAGATAGATGGGCTATGCGTACATGGGGTCGCATGACAGGTACTCTTGTTACTAACTATACAAAGCAAGCTAAAACTAAACGTGACCAATTAAAACAATATATAAAAGCTTTAACTAAAGAACAAAAAAAAGCATTTGAGACAATTCTTGGCAGAAAACTTACTTTAGGTGATTTAGATGAAGTTGCAAAAAGAATAGAAACTAGAACAACCATACCTGCAAATCGTGATTTAATGGCAGAAATATCTTTAATTGAACCAGACAATGATGTTGCAGACACAATAACAAACATTAAAGGTAAACCTATAAAAGGTGAAAAACGAATAAGTATTGGAGATGAAATACGCAAAGCAGGTAATTCATTAGCAGGTTATTTAGATGGTCAAAAAGAGCAACCTAAAGGGCCACCAGAAAGAAGATTTATAGAAAAAGTTTTTGGACAAGTATTGCCAATATTGCAACAACAAAATCCAAATTTAACAATGGCAGATTTACAGGCATTGATGTGGTATCCAGAAAAAAAATTATATGATTCTGCAAAACTTAAAGAAACAGTAGTAGAAACAGGTTACGAAGATAACGCAGCACCTGATTATGCTAATGCTGCTGCGTCTTTAGTTGCTAGAATGGGTATATCAGAAGCTGACATACAATCTACATTACAGGAGGTAGACAATGAGTTATCAGTACAATCCGAGGAGCAATCAAGAGACACACAACGAGATGATGGAGGATCTGGACAGATACGAGAGGTTGATACTTTCCAACAACAAGGAAGAATTGACGAAACCACAGGACTCCCCCTTAACGCAGACGGAACTGTCACTGTCTTCCACCACACCAACAGAAGAGCAGCAGAACAAATTAGAGCCACAGGTCAACTTAGAAGTGCTGGAGAACCTGATGTCTACGTTACCACCAGAGCTATCACAGATACTGGCTACGGTGATACCGCAGTTGCAATCAGGGTCGAACCTTCTCGACTTAGTCTCGATGATGAATTCCCAAACGGACGAAGAGATTACAGACTCTCAGTTGGAAAGCCTAGAGGATCTATTCGAGTAAAAGTAGGAGAGTTTTTACAGCAATCAGATCCTGACGGTATAAGAGGTGGGTTTGATCCTAAAACATTAACTACAGTACTTACAAAAGAATCTGATTTTTCTACGTTTTTACATGAGACAGCGCATTATATGCTAACTGTTATGGAAGACATAGCAATGTCTGATCAAGCATCACAACAGCAAACAGATGATTTTCAAACGTTGTTAAAGTTTTTTGGCGTAAAAGATGCACAAGCTTGGAATCAATTATCTATAGATCAAAAAAGAAAATTTCACGAAGCGTTTGCTTATAATTACGAAATTTATTTATACGAAGGCAAAGCACCAAGTACTAGATTACAAGAAATATTTAATAGATTTAGTAAATTTTTACGCAGAATTTACAGGTCTATAAGAGATGAATTAAACATTATATACAGAAAAGAAAACGGCCAAGACTTGCCAATATTAACTGATGAGATAAGAAGTGTTATGGATCGTATGTTGGCTACTGAAGAGCAAATAACACAAGCTGAAGAGATATACGGCATGAAGGCTATGTTCCAAACACAAGAACAAAGCGGTATGGATGACGCAACATGGAATGAATATACAAAGGCAATGCAAGAAGCAGAAGATAAATCTATGGAAGACTTAACAAAAGCTAGTATGCGACAAGTAAAATGGTTGTCTAATGCAAGAAGCAAAGTATTAAAAAATATACAAAAAGATGTAGAAAAGACAAGAAAAAAAGTAATACAAGAAGAAACTAATAAAGCAGAAAAAGAAAAATTATATAGAGTACAAGCATTTTTAAAACGTGGTGAATTTGTTAACGACCAAGGGGAAAGAGTTGTTGCCGGAGAAGGTCACAAAATAACAGCAGATTCATTACAAGAATTAGTACCTTTTTACGACATGAAATCTGAAATACAAAAATTGCGTAGACAACGCATGGTTGCAAAAGAAGGTATGCCTGTATCTCTTGTTGCTGAGATGTTTGGTTTTGCAGATGCAGTAGAAATGGTAAATGCGTTAGTAGATATGCGACCAATAAAAGAAGTAGTTATGGAGCGTACAGATCAACGTATGCTTAATGAGTTTAGTAACCTTACTGATCCAAGAAGACAAGAACTACAAGTACAAGAAGCAATACATAACGAAGCAAGAGCAAGATTTATATCTGTTGAATTACGTTTTTTATCTAAATCTATGCAGCCAGTACGATATCAAGTTGCTGCTGCCAAACAAGTTGCAAAAGATTTATTAGCTAAAAAGAAATTAAGAGATATTAGGCCATCACAATTTAGTCGTAATGAAATAAAAGCTGCAAAAGCTGCTGAAGCTGCAATGAAAAAAGGTGATACTCTTGCTGCAATTAAAGCAAAAAAATCACAATTATTAAATAATCAATTAGCTAAAGAAGCATTAGAAATACATAAAACATTTGATAAAGCACAAAAAGACTTTAAGAAAGTATTTGGTTCTGATAAAAAAATAGCCGAAACAAGAAATATGGATTTAGTAAGTGCTGCTAGAGCAATACTTGCTGCTTATGGTTTAGGCCCTGCTGTTGATAAACCTTCTTCATACACAGATAAATTACAAGCCTACAATCCTGATATGTTTGAACAACTAAAACCATTAATAGAAGATTTAACAAGTGAAGGTCAGCAAGATATTAAAGATTTGACAACTGAAAAATTTGACACTGTATACGAAATGATTCAGACATTGTGGTATCAATCAAGAAGAGACAAGCAAATTGTTATAGAAGGTAAACGTGTAGAGCTAGAAGCAGTAGTAGATGAATTAGTTGGTGTTATGTCAAGAATGGAAACCC